ATTATCCAACTCCTGCACAAGGGCAAAGTTTGCCGGGTCGGCGTCGACGGTCCAGATTTGGATACTCCGCCTAGCTATCACCACTAACCTTCCCTGTAACTGCGACAACGCCCAAATCGCATCCTGTCCACCGAAATACGAAAGATACTGTACCTCGCCTGCCCCCGGACTCTGTTGCTCCCATGCGGTAGGGTCACCGTTATCGGAAAAGTTAAACTGTGGGCCTGCACCGATGTAAACCCTATCGTTGAACGTAGCGCATTGCCTTAACAATAGTGAAGCACTAAAGAAGTTTATACTACCTATATCGTAATCCCCTGCGGTAGAGACAAAGATAAGCCCCCACTTTTCATCATGTGCCCACGTCCCGCCGAAGGAGATAAGCCAACGGTCGCCGTATCCAGCAATGCCGGTGGAACCGCCGCTGAATGGGTATGTGTATGTGTTTGTAGGCATAAAGTTATCTAACCGAGGCGGTGAAGACTATTGACTTTGTCCCAGGAACAGGACCGCTATCGGTAACGGTACATTTGAAATAGTCAATAAACATTGGTCCGGTTCCACCGGTGTAGGTTCCGCTAGCTCCTACTGTATTTGATGGTCCGGTAGAGTACCCTAACACAAGAATACTAGGGTTCGTAACCGGCGTAGACCCATCCGGGTTACACTTCGCCCATGCGAAGTTAACGGTGCCTGAGTTTCCTGTAACTGCGGCGGTGATGGCTTTGTGAAATTGACCGCTACGGTCGAATAAGCCAGAAATTGTTGAGGGAGTTAGGGATAACACAAGCTTTGTTTGCGGTGGATTCGGAGTGGTTCCTGTCGTAATATCCCCAGTAGTTACTACAGTAGCATTAAAGGTAACCGCACCGAACGAGTAGGGTGCATAAATCGTAATCTGAGTCCCAGTTGAGGCGGCACTATACCCTGTAGAGAACGTTAAATTATTAATCGCTGTTACCACGTCCGCCGCAGTCGTAGGCAAATCCGTATCAAAATTAATCCCGCCTCCTGTCAACGCCGCCGTTCCAGACCCATCCGCGTGAGCCGGAGCGGTGATGGTTACCGTTCCAGTCGTACCAGCGGTGAGGAGGAACGTAGTACTAGCGGCGATGTTCGGAAGTCCTTGGTAGTTTTGATCCACCAAATTAACCCCTAACAACCCCGCTACGCTATTATTATTCGTTATTGTCGGTGTAAAGTGCACCCCTGGAGGACTCATTACTAATACCGACCCCGCATTCACAAACTCATGATACCCAAGCGAGTCCGATACTTGATGAGCGGTCACATTCGCATGAGCAAGCCAACCGCTAACTCGATTAACAATCGCCGCTAGGTCGCTAGCCAGGTCACTAATCGTCTCAGGAGAGCCACCACCGCCTGGGTGGGTTAGGACGATACCGTCGGATACCTGAGTGACTAAAGTTCCGTTATAATAGGCAAATGTAGCGTCCTCGTTATCGAAACTAACTAAAGCGAAGGATTTACCCTTAAAACAGCACGAGAAGAAAATCGCAGCTAACCCGCCAGGAGGAGCGTTCGTAGGGTAGGTCAACTGTTGCCAGACGACGTTGGTAGGTAACCCACCTGGGTTTGAGTTAGTACTAAAAACCATGAGGCCGGTATCGGTATCTTGTAGTCCGATACTAACCCCCGGAATCGTACCAACTAACACCCAAGCACGTCTCTTCTCAATCTCACCGCCGCTATTGATAAAAGCGTTTTGACATACCTGTAAGGTACCCGGAAGAGAGGCAAGGCTCTCCCGTCTTGTATCTAACCCATACTTAAAGCTCGCTATGACTAAAGATTTATCCGGCATAGTTCCGCCCAATTAATGGGCAAGACCAGCGAGATGGCGTGCGGTTACACCTATGAAAAAACGCACATTAAAACCATCCCGCTAGTCATTTTTGGTTAAATTCCTCCTTTGTCGCTCAGAACCGACAATTCCTGTGCCTTTTCATCAAGGTCGGTTTGTGATGGGGGTGTGCCTTGGATGAGTTTTGCCACGCTAGCGGCGATTCCAGGCACGAGTTTGTCCACCGCCTCACCGATCTTGATAAAGGGGATGAATCCGGGGTCGAAGATGCCTGCGTAGTCTGCCGCTGTGTTTACGTCGTTGACAATCGTAGTCAATAGCTCTTTGATTTGATCAGAAGTCATATGTTATTGAAGTTTACCGTTAGCCTTGATGTAGTTGTAAATCCAAACGAAGTTACTCCCACTAGCGAGAGTCGCGTTAAGGGCGGCTTGAACCTGGGTTTTTGTAACCGCGTTCGTTTCGTAAAGAGCGACCCAGTTGTCGAGGACTCCGACGCTACCGGCGTAGTCGAGACGGGCAGCCTTGAGAGCGAGACGGGTTTGCTCTAAGTTAGCCAGCTTCGCCGGGTCCGTGGTGGAGTTTGTTGCCATCTGGTAGTAATTCGTCCAACCGACATAGCCAGTATATACCAGCTTCGTCGTAGCGTTAGAGGAGTTTTTAACGTCGTTGATGAACGTGCCGTTACATCCGACGACGCTTAACAAGGTTAAGGCTATTAGTATCTTCAGTCTCATGGTTTTTTCTTTCTATTTATGTATCGCCGATCCGAACACCGCCCAGCCGAGCAGTGCGAATAGGACAAATTCGAGAATCATCCCGCCGGACGCTTTCGTAAGCGGCCAGCCGTTGTAAAGGCTGAAGACCAGCCAGACCAACATTAGAACCCAAAATGCAAGTGCGATACTCATGGTTGTTTATTCTCCGGTGCGGGTGGCGGGGTTGGTTTTGGTACGTTGGTTCCCAACCAAATCGCGCTCATCACGCCTTTTATCCCACCACCCATTGAAAGGGCGTGATATGCACGGGTTATGTATGGTGAAAGGGCGATTAACATTAACGCCGGTCCCTGCCAGCTAGGGGGTAGGTAATCCAACCCAGGTACCTGTAATCCGTTAGATGTATTAGTTTGATTCATGTTATTACTTAAATACGAACTTCATTATCAACGCTCCGACTATTGCTCCGAGTATTAGCCACATGAAGTAAGCCCCCTTCACCCAGCCCATACGTTCCAACTCTCTTCGTTCCATCGCCGTGAGTCTGGGAATCGCACCCTCCTTTTCGTCGAATAGAACGTTCAAAATCCGCTGCATGTTTTGTAGTACTCCAGGTTTCCCGGTTAATTGTTCACCACCCAATACTACTCTTAACTCTTCTCCTTTTGTTGCTAAGACACTATGTCCCGCCTCAAGTTTGTCTAACCTAAGCTCGACAGATTGTAGTTGTTGTTCCACGGTTAGTTGGTTCATGACGAAGTTGTTGGTTTTAGCGGTAGTAATATCTCGAGACTTTCTTGGGTTAATGGCTTGGCTAGCATAAGGCAACCTAAGCGGAGTACCGCTTCAACACGGGGACTAAGAGGATAGCCGGTGACCAAGATAAAACGAGTGCCCGGATGGAGACCAGCGTTGGACATCATAAAGGAAAGCCCGTCAAGGCCCGGCATGACGAGGTCGAAAAAGACAAGGTCGAATTTACTTACTAAGAGTTCCGCACGAGCTTCGTCGCCGGAGTGTGCGACGGTGGTGACAACGTGAAATCGATCTAAGATGCGGGTGATTAGATCCACATCCGCCGGATCATCGTCCACGAGGAGAAGTCTCTTCGGTGCCTGGAGGCGGGCAATCGTATGCTCAATCTCGGTAATCGCTTTTTTATGATCAAATTCGGTGTCCATAACCTACCAAGCTAAAGCGATAGGGGCGGGTGCGGATGTAGGCCAGGTGATGGCTTTCCAGGCTAGGTCGGGGGTTTTACCACATTGATTGGATACGGCGAAATAATAGATGGTGCCGACCTTGAGATTTAACAGTTTATACTGTAGCTGTGAGGTGGTAACCTTCGCTACATAATTTGTGGAGGTGCCGTAATATAGGTCGTAGCTATTAGTAGGATAACTCGCACTCCAGGCTAAGGTAGCGGTGGTATAGGTAGTCTTTTTCCAAGATGCCATGTAAGATGTAACACCCACAAGCAAAGCCCCACCGATACCGGCGATTTTTTGTTTAGTAGTCATATCGAAATTAGTCCTTTAGATATCGCATAGCGGGTAATCCCGGCAAGGTCGTTAGCGTTTTTAAGCTCTAACTTTATTTTTAAACACCTCATGTAATAGTACACGCTATTTCTAGCGATACCAAGGGTTTTGGCTATGTCTATTAAATCATAACTTTGAGAAACCATCACGATGATAGCACTAAGCCTTTCTTCTGTGAGCTTTTCCCTTCTAAGTTTTTCTGCTATGTACTTAGCGGTCTTTTCGAGCGAAACGATAGATGGTTTCCCGTCTGACTTTAACCGGTTAATAGGATAATTACGATGCATCAAACACTTTTCACCCGAACATGTAACCCCGCATACAACACATTTTTTAAACCTTCTCGCTTCTTTCTTAAGCGTTTCCCTTTCTTGCGATAAGAGTTTGGCTAACTCCCAGTTTTGACTTCTATGGGCATTAGCGAGTTGGGCTTTGTTTTCGGATAATTTGTCCATACACTACTTTTACAAAGCAAACCCCGAAAGTGGCAACGCTGCCCCACCGTTGAATAAGTTGGTCACGTCAGTCTGGGTGAGTGCTTTGTGCCACATGGCCATTTCGTCCATTGTCAGGTTCGCAATGGATGGGTTGCCGGCCCTGACCCCTAACGTAAAGACTTGGGCGCCAATTTTCATACTGCCGGAAGTGAGCGGGCCTGACCATGCCAATGCACCGTCATAATACCCGCGTCCCTGTAGCCCCGCTGAGTCAAACACGATAACAAAATGGTGAAATACGTTGTTCGTCGGAGTGGCGACAAAATTGCCTTGCGCCAAGGTCGAGTTAGTGTCCTGAACAAGGCCCCTGATTGGACCGCCAACACCGCTGGAAAAGATTTCGTAAGAGTTGAGCGTTGCGTCGTCCCCTTTCAGCAGCAGAAATCCATTTCCGGGTGATGCTGCCCAGTTACTTGCCGAAATCCATAACGAAAATGAGATGCTCGTGTTGGCTGCTGGTGAAAAGTCAGAATTATCCACATGACTGGCGAACGATCCTCCAAGACTTACATCCAGTCCCCCGTTGATGATACCTGCCACTACACCCGCCGAGGTGCTGGTCCCGGTTAGCGGATTTCCGCCTACTGAATCCGCATACGGGCTTACGTTCACGTCGAACTTCCAGTAGGAAATCAGGCTATTTAGGAGGCCGTTTGTGCTAGCTTTAGTAAACGCCATTCTTCTATTCGGCACTATATCCTGCCCCGTTGCCACCATAGGAAGGAACAACGCCCCTGTCTTTACAAATTGCCTTCGAGAAAGTTTCATTACGGCGATGAGGTGGGGAAGTTCGTGATACTCGCAGTTTTATAATACACTCTTACTTGAGCTAGAAAAAGGAAGGAGTTTGTTTCCGTATCCCCACCGTCTCCGCCCTGACGTTGCACTTCCCATAAGATCCCCTTGGCGGTGGTTGGGGTGTTGCCCACGGTAAGATTAGCGGTAATCCCTTCTTGGCCAAAGACCCAAGCGTTGGTGCCTACGTTATTAGTGACTCGAACTATCGAGCCGAAAGTAAGGTTTGTAGCATTATCCGTCGCGCTAATCGCCACAGCTCTAACACCCCAGACCATGTTCGTAGCGCCGGTTCCGTTAGTGCTACTACAAACACATTGTAACCCAACCTTAACCGTCCCCGCATCCCAGTCCCAAGGAAGGGAAAAGCGGGTTCGGAGGGTGTTGGTCATTAATGTCGTTCCGTTCGTGTGAAAGAATATCGCGCCATCCCCTGTGTTCGTAACCGCCGCTAGGCTCGCTGGGGTTATCGTTGTTCCTATCGTCGTGTCAATCCCGTTTGTCGTCCACGCGCCTAGAGGAATATCTACCGAACGGATTTGGACCAGGTTCGTAAGATTGACCGCATTATTATTAGTAATCGTCGTCCCCTTCGTACCTAGATTAGAAGGATAAGGCCCGAACGATGGTCCTTGAGCTTCAGTCTTGCCCAAAAAATGGGCAAGACAGGCGAGGAGGATAACAAGTCTGGCGGTAAAGATTGTAGTGGAGGTATTAAGTTTCATATTACCTCCAGAGGGCTTTGATGTAAGAAGCGGCGGAGGAGGTCAACCCGGCTACGGAAGCGGTGGTGCTTTGCAAGAGACGGCAACCGTAGTGAAAGGCGAAGGCGGAGTCTTCGGAAATGAGTTGAGGGAAGTTTAATCCACCGTCGAGAGTTAATGTCACTCCTGTGGCTACTTTGTAGATAAAAGCAGGAAGATTGGATACTCCGGCATCAGTGGAACATAGTAGGTAGCGGTCAGCTCCGTCGTTGTTAGTATAAACCACCTGTAAGAGCCGCTTACCGGCGTTGGCAACCGAGTCAGTCCAAGGGTTAATGGCATCGACGCCGGTTGAGGTGTCTCCGGTGATTGTTTCGTTTGCGTTGGTTCCATAAAGGGTGTCGTATTCGAGGGTCATATCTAGTCCACCGCTAGCTGCGACCGAGGTGAAGGATGCTTCGGTGGTGGACATTCCGATGATGAGCGGGTTACAGAAAATTCCAGGATCGCCGAAGGAGAATACGAAGGGGGAGTTGGCGAGGGCGTATAGGGATTTAATGACCGGAACATTCCCACTCGCCAACGGCGCGGCGATGGTATCCGGTTGCTTCTGATGTAACTGTATCCAAACATCAGACGATTGATTGTTCGTCCCGTGTAACCGACGAACCACCGTCGGCCCGAAGGAGACGTATTTTTGTAAAACTGCACTGGTGAAGGCTAGTAGTGGCATTTTATATCCTTTTGTTTAGTTATCCATGGGCAACGATCACCATAGGAACTACCCTACGTTGTTCACGCCAATTGCGTTTACCGCCGCCGAGGATAACATCCCGGTCTCTAACCGGGTAAGCTGATTTGAGTTTTTCGAGTCTTTGTTTTGCGAGGCCAAGTTTGAGTTGACCGTCCTGTTGCTTCTTTCGGGTGAGTAATTCCCCAGCGGCGAACATCACGATGAGCATGTCATCGAGGTCGGCGGTGTCGGTATCTTGCACCAGGGGAAGCATTACTCGTTGGCCGGTGAACCTTACGGTTTGCGGGGTGACCGGAACCGGCCAGACTTCAAATTGATTTGGGTGAACGGTTTCGTTGACATTGGAGTTAAATCGCCACCGCTGGATGGGGTCGGTGGACTGCCCGAGGGCGAAGTTCATCCAGTTATATTCGTCACGTCCTATCCCATATTGCATCTCGTCGTAAACTTGGTTCCAAAACACATCAACCCAAAACGGACGCATAAGGTCCAAAGCGAGGGACTCGCCGAGGTTCGAATCGTTAACAACAGGCATGTTGTTGTATTGCGACCCGGCGTTCACGGCGACGTCCCAAAACTGTTGAAGGAACGGCCAGGAGTATTCCGAGGCTAACCATTTCTGCTTATCCGAAAGCAAGGTATTCATCTCCGCCGTTCGAGTGGTGTTGGGTGTGCCATAGTCACCAATCTCGGCAAGGAGCATCGTACGGAGGTTTAGCAATGTTGTACCACTAGCCATTTTGAATCCTTTTCGTTAGGCGATTTTCACTTCCGTCAGTTTCGATGACGGGAGGACGGTGCCGAGGCCGAGTTTGTAGGCTTCTTCGTAGGTCGAAGGCATTTGAGGCATTGCACCGGGGAACATAGCGTTCACCTTATTCCCGGCATAACGTCCCATGAGGCGCTTTTTCTCGTCGCCGGTGGAGCGAGCGGGAACGGTTTTCTTCGTTGCGTTTCCCTTTTCGTCCTTACCCACCTCAACGGCGGTATCCCCGGTTTCGGTGATAGCCCTCTTAGCGAACTTCTCGTCGGAGTCCATGTCGATAGGTTTGCCACCTGCGTTCACATGGTGTTCCGCCACGAGGAGGGCGAGTTCGGCGGGGGTGACATGTTCACGAGTAACGTGGTGTCCTTCTTTGGACAGGTTTAGAATTACTGTAGCTAATTTCATTTTTACGTTCAGTTGTTTTATGTTAAGATTAAAAAGTAGGCGGCTTAGTAACCCTACCGCCCACCAACCCAATTACGGAGTGTAAACCGACGCCGTCACGCTCATCACGTTTATTGCGTTCGTGCTAGTGCCAGTATACATATTCCGCAATCGCATACCCCGAGTTCCCAGAACCCATCGAGGAATGGGGGTATTAAATACCGTCGGTGCGCCGACGGTGGAGATTGCGTTAGTGTAGGTAACCACCCAGGTCTTATCCCCGAAGGTTTGGTCCATTCCCATAGTTAGGCCGGGGATGCCATAGGTCGACCCGAAGGATGGCGGTGGAACCGCGATTGGGGAGAAGGTAAGGTTCACGATATTCGACCCGGCGCCGACCGCATAGCCGGTTTGAGTGAATTGTTCCGTAACCACCTGGAGGATGCCGACGCTGTTGGTGTTACCCGCTGCGCCGGGGGTACCGGCGTCGAGAACCAACGCGGGATAGAAGTCTTGCGGCAGGACAACGTCCTGGAAGAAGTTTATCGCGTTGTTGGTGTTTTGAGTCACATACAACAGGTCGTTTGTGTTCGCCGTGGCGGCGACGGCCTGATTTGTAATAACCACCTGCGAGCCTGGATAGGTGAACCCAAACCAGGCGACCGGGGTCGAATTGGTGTAAATCATCCAATTCATTGTGAGGGCGTTGGTAGCGATAGGAGCGTTGATACCAGTCCCGGCGGTGTTCGTCCCTAGCTGCTGTTGCCCTTGTTGGGCGTTCTGTGCAATCCAGTTAAGGTTCGTAGCGCCAACGTTGTTCGAAAGAACGAGGGAGGTTACGGATGGATTGAGGAACGAAGAGACGACGAAGTTCGCCGCCTGTAGGGTTGGCGTTATGGCTAACGCAATCCCAAGGCCGATAGAGGTGAAAAGTTTTTTCATATTCGTTATTTCCTTATGGAAAAATGTTTCTGTTTGAGGGTTAGGTGATGGAATATACCCCACAAGCATTGAGCTGGGTAACCTCCAACGCACCCGTCCAGGTCATGGTTTTGAGGAACACCATATACTGGTAAGGCCGTTCCGGGGTGAGGACTTTGTTATCCTCCTGTTCCATCGGACGAAGGCGAAGGCGGCGACCGTCCATGACGTAGCAGCGCTTGGTGAGGTTCAATTGATCCAAGGTGGGGTCATATTCGAACCTCCCAAGGCCGGAGATGTGAAGACCACCGACGCCGAGTTCCGTAGCTTTGTCCCCTTGGAAGCCGGTTTGCGTGAAGTAACCTTTCGCAACGAGTTCCGTGCGGAGGGCATCGAGGAACGCCGAGCCGCAAAGGGCTTTGTTGGGTTTGCCACCGTAGCGCTTCAACTGGATAAGTTCCGAGTTGAAGAACAGAATCATCGAAGAGTTCGCCGGGGAGGCGACGAGCGAGGTGTTAACCCGGTTCTGCCACCATTGATAGGTGGAGCGAGAAAGGCCGCCGGTGGAGCCGGTTGTGGGAGTGGTCGTAAGCAACGACTGAACACCAGGAACTTGTTTCGCGTCCTGTGAACCATCCTGCCAAAGCATCAGGTTCATCTGGCGAGAGTATGACTCGCCGTAATCGTCCATACGATCTTCCAAGAGGCCGGTGATACGAGTGAGGTCCACATCGGCGTGTTCTGAGGTTCTCCCGCCTTTGGAATCGTCGATAATAGTGATGCCGTCCTTCTTCAATTCCGTCCAGGTGATGATTAGTGAGGCGGCAACTTCACGCCAATTATACACTGCACGTAAGAGATTAGACGCCTGCATAAAGTTGATCGCATCGTCCTCAGAGTAACCTTGGAGGAAGCCCGGACTGTCGGACATGTACGCACCTTGGATAGGTTCACTTACCTGGAGATTGCCAGAAGGAAAGGTTTTTTGACCACTACGTAACCACTTCAAGAGTGGTTTGTCGGTGGTTGTTTGAGAGAGTGCCTTGCCCCTAACGTAGAAGATAAGAGCGGCACTGGCGATATCGTTCGCCACTGATAAGCCAAGAGTAGCCATATTGTTTTGGTAATTGTTTCGTTAATGTTAACTGCTCTTGCTTTTGCCTGTTTTACTAAGTTCCATCTCTAACGTGCGAGGTTAGATTAGCGAAGATATCGCGTCTTCAATGGTCGCAGTTTGTGTGACTGGGAGTTGGCGAGTCTCGGTAACGCCTGAAAGTTGTTTCACGTAGGATATTAAAGGAACCGGAGTGGGAGGGCCGTGATAGTATCCCTCGACGAGTTCATTAAACTCGGACCAGTCAGCGCCCCAGGTAGTGATAGTGGCTGACGGGATTTCCGACCAACTAAAGCCAGCCCAAAGAATAGTCGGGGTTTTCCATACCGGCTTTACAATCTTCGGCACGGACACCATCGGCGTCGAAGCGACAAGAACGCCAGAAGCTAGTTGGCGAAAGAATGAACGGCGGGAGGTCATATCCGTCCCTCCGCAGCGGCGACCACAACCTCTTTCATTGACTTCGCATCTTCGATACGGAAGGTCTTTCCGCCGGACTTTCCTCCTTCGCGGGAGTTGAGAACGGGACGTGTTGCGGGCTTCTTCAACGGCGCGAGAGAACGTACAACCTGGCCGTAGGCTTTTTCGAGGAGGGCGGTTAGTTCTTGTGGGGTTCGGACGAGGTTCTCGAAGTTTTGGTTCTTGTCCCGTTTGTTCATTAGGGAGACAAAGCGGTCAGTGACGAATTCGTAGACTCCATCAGGGTCGGCGTCGTTGACCTTCGGTTTGAAGTCGGGATTGCTACCTTGTTTGGCAGACGTCCACGACTGCATCGCAGCGGTCATTCCTTGTTGTAAATTTGCCTGCTGTTCGGACTGTTGCTTCCGTTGATACTGGTCAAAACGGTTAGTCCCGAATTGTTGCTTCGCCCGGAGGGACGCTAATTCTCTTGCCCTATTCAGCGTTAACGTCCCTTCATCCACTTCCTTCTGAATGTCCTGCGGGAGCTTATCCCCGGTGAAACCCTGCACCTGTTCCACAATCGGCAAAATCCGCTTCAACGCTTCTTCGGGGTTTGTATTCAAAAGCGCCTGGATTTCGAGAACCTTCGAAAACTGGTCCGGGGTGATGTTATACTTATCACAATACTCCACAATCTTCTCATGATGTTCGGCGATGGGTTTAATCCGCTCCATCTCCGCCTCCGTTGTCTTAAGCTTGGTGTTTACCTCCTCGAAACGTTCATAGGGGATTGGGTCTTTCTTCTTTTCTTCGTCGGCGACCTTTTCCTCTTCCCCGTCTTTCTTTGCTTCTTCGCCTTCATCACCTTCCTTCTTCGCTTCGTCTTTCTTTTCTTCGTCACCCTTTTTTGCTTCTTCCTTTTTATCGTCCTTGGCTTCCTCACCTTCGGCGAGGCGGTCGTTCTTTTCCTTCGTTGACTCTTCGCCGAGAGGGCCGTCAGTTCCCGAATCATCCTCCTCAGTCTTGCCCAAAGATTGGGCATCACCATCTTCTTCTTTCTTTTCGGCACCGATGGATTCACGTACAAATTCCTCCATTGTTTTACCCTTTGTGGAGTCAAGGGTTGTGTCGTCGCCGGTTTGACCGCCGTCTATTTTGTCGGGGAATCTTAGTATCTTAGATATTAACATATTGCTTTATTGTAGGTCTCCAGGAAGGTTAACTAGTTGCGGTTCTTGCTTGTTATACCTAGCTTCTAGGAGAGGTTTCACTTTTTTCTCGAAAAGACGTTTTGCTTTGAATGACAGCCACCAGGTACGTAGTCTATAAAGCCATTTACGGTTACCACAATGCGGGCAGTATTGACTACTTTCGCTGCTTGGTATGAAATCTTCGTAGCCATACCATGAATGGTATAGGACAAAACACGCGTTACAGATGTTACAGTGGTGGCTTTGATACTTCTTCGATTCGGGATTTATACATTTGACCATAGGTTTTTGTGTTACTTTATTGCTTTAACACTAACTCGGGTTACCCGGTGGTAGTAGTCCCTGTGGCGGACCTGCGGGGTGCGTTTGTTGCTGCCCACGGTTGGCAACACGGGGGTTTTGTCTATTACCACCGGGACCCGAACGCCCACCCCCGGAAGGCTGTCCTGGCCGCGATGGTCCAGGAGGTGGAGGTGAAGCAATAGCACCTCCACTCAAACCGGGGAGCGGGAAAAACTCTTCGGGGTCTAATCGGTCATCTAATCTCTTAATCGCCTCACGGATAATCGCCTGAGGGTTTGCACCGGCTTGTAGAAGGAGAGGGGCGAGCCGTTCAAAGTTAGCTATCTCCATTGCTTTGTTTGGACGACCGGAGGAAGCGGCTTCGATGGTTAGCTCGATTTGGTTTAGGAAGTCTTCTCTACCTTGTTCGGGCCAGACAGCACCGATCCCCGCGATTCGGACAACAGTTTCTCTAGACATCTCACGGAGGAGCATCTCGCCACCGCAACGAGCAACGGCGGATAGACAGTCGTCAAGGTCGTCAATGTTGGAAGAGGCGACGGTCTGCCGGGATTGTTCCGCAATAGTTCCGACAGTAGCGGTAACGTTTGGCTGAGCGGGTCCGATGTTAGCTTCTTGTTGACCGGTGACGAGGAGGGCATCCTCGGCGAGGGGTTTGGTGTCATAAACGGAGGGGTCGATGCGGGCGACTTGGAGAGGGACGACGACCTTGGAGGGGTCACTGCCGGGGGGTAAGTTCTCTAGTTCTACAACCTGATTGTCCTCGGCATTTTCAATCTTGTCCTTATCCTGTTCGGATAAGTTCCCCTTTGGAGTCATGTACTTCGGGGCGTTTGCCTTTCTTTGCTGACGCAAAGCCTGCCGAGTCCTATTCCATTCCTTCTGCATGGACTTCATTAGTTGCACATCCGACGGCGGGAAGATACTCGCCTTGCAACCGGCCTCGGTTTCTACGTCATTAAAGGTAAGAGGAAAGTGAACCCAGAAGGACTTTGTCGCCGGGGTGAGAACCTCTGGTTCGAGGACATAATCCTTGTATCCGTCACAAAGGACAAAGGTGCTTTTCGAGTCTAGGTCGTATACCTGCCAAAGACAAACCTGCGGCTTCGTCGCCGGGTCGTCCTTGCCGGAGTCTTTTAACGCATCCTGGTCGAGAGGTTTCCCTTCGGGGGAGTAGTGTTTAAGGTCGCCACCCGCCTTTATGTCCGTGTTAAACATCGCATTAACGAACTCTAGCGGATAGATAAACTCCTCGGCGAGCCAGTGAGCGCCGACGAAACCCTTGATATTCCTACAGCGTTCGTCGAGAATCACCGACGTAGACTGAGGAAAATCAAGAATCAACTTCTCCTTCATTGCTACGTTTTCTTGGTCATCTTGTGCGAGACCAAACGATGCAACCAATGTTTTAAGCGTTTCAACATCGGCGTCTGAGGGGTCGATTTTGCCTTCGGTGAGACGGTCCATGATTCGCTTTGCCCGTAACATCCGTTCCATTGTTGACTGGCGGGTTTCGGATTGCGTGAGGTCGTTGGTTTCATAGTTACGACAGAAGGCAGTTTTGATGTAGGAGACACCACAGACGGAAGCTCGGCGGACGAATTGCTTGGCTTGGCTCTTAAAGTCGGGTTCTTGACTATCCATTTCGTATTGGTAAAGCACCTCCAAGGTTTCTCCAACTTTACCAACGATTTTCTCTAATTGTTTCCCTCTTTGGTAATCGTTCATAAGGGCCATCGCCTCGGGTGGGACGAAGCCGATTTGTTGACTAGCCATGATGGCGGTGCCGACGGCTTGCATTATTGTTTCGTGCTTACCGTCCCAGAATTCGAAGTTTAGACGTTTACGGGAGACGGCACGGACCTTTGGGTTACGAGCGTAGAGGGTGGCGACCTTTTGATTAATCGCACGAAGTGTGAAGTTAGCGGTGTAACGGTCGTCGTCCATTTTCCGTTGGCTATTCCATTGGAGACCGGAGACGAATTCCATGTTCTCCCGCATGCGGTTGAAGTCAGGTTCCCAGTGACTTTTCGCCTGGCGGACTCGTTCTTGCCATCGCTTTACAAAAGCTCTCGTTGCCAACGACGAATCACTCCCATCGTCCAGCTTTTCCTCGTCCTTCTTCGGGGGTTGGTCTTGTGAGGACATTCCTAGTTCATAGGACGCACCGGCTTGTTCCATTGGGAGGGTGTCGTTGGGCATGTTACTTAACTATATTTTCCGGGTTATCCCTATGCTCTCGTTCCATTGGGGAGTTACCTACAAATTCATGTGTGATACAACCAGAGGAAAAGAAAAGAAGTAAAAGAAATAAGTTACGTAGTTTCATTTATCTAGTTCGAACGCACGCTGATTACGGGCGAAACGGTTATGAGAAGCGCGGATATTTTTCACGGTAGGAACCCAACGGTAGTTAGCTATGTCCTTTTCGGGGACAGGGGCGGTGATAGGTTTCAACATCTTATCCAACCCATGTCCTAGCTTCGCTAAGGCGTCGACGAAGTCATCATGTGAGCCGCCAGGAAACGAAAGTAACTCACTCTCAGCTTCGTTCCATGAAGGGACCCACTTAGGGAATAGAACCATCTTCTGCGACATACGGGCTTTGATTGCCTGTGCCTTGGCTTGTTTGTCGTTCTTTTCACTTATCTCCTCAATAGGGATGAAGCGGCCACGTTCCATTGAAAACTTATTAATAAACGGCTCCAAAACGCCGGTGATATTCTCATGTCCCGCCCACCAGAATAACGGCTCTCGACGTTTCGTAATCTCAAACATCTGCTCCACCGCTTCCAGGGTGTCACACTTCGTCCAAAACCAATCCGGCATTATCCAAAGACGATTCATCGAATCAACCCCGCCGACGATGAAGCACGTCCTATCATTCTCCTGCCCTTTCCTCACGGCGTAATCCGCACCCACATAGTATCGTAACCCGTTCTTCGTGGCAGTGGTAAGATCATCCATTGTGTATCCGACAAGCATACCTCGGCGGAAAAAGTTTCCTTCCTCAGGACTTGGCCGCTGTTGGAATAGTCCAGCAAGCACGCGGGCATCTTTCGAGAGCACCGTTTTTGCATGTTTCTCATCGAACCAATCGGGCCACAAACGCGAGCTGAGGTCATAGTCTGTTTGTTCTGTTTCTTTGTTATAGCGTACACCACAAGGACGGCCGAGCGGGTCGTTTTCTTCGGCGAAGTATGGAAGGCGGATGACGGTCCAGTTGGAGGGTTCGCTCTTTAGGAGTTTACCTACGAGATCTTCCTCATGGCGACGGTTAGCAATGATTACCTGACACGCGTTCGGCTTCAATCGCGGCCAGAAGTCGTTATGGTACCATTTCCACTGCTGGTTCCGGATAGTCTCCGAGTCTGCGTCTTGTTCGGAACCCAGGTAATCATCAATAAATCCCAGGTCGGCACGGTGACCAGCGATGCCGGACCCCACACCGGCACAGAAGTATCCTCCGCCTTGAGAGATGCGCCAGTCGCCGGAGGCGGCAGCGGACTTCGAGAGGGAGTAACCAAGGTCGCTTTCATAAAGGTCTATGAGGTCGCGGCATTGACGCCCAAATCCTTCGATGAGGGAGTAGGAGTAAGAACAAGCAAGGATAAGGTGAGTTGGGTGTTGTGCCATGTACCACGGAGGGAAGTCGATTGAAGTGTACGTGGACTTAGCTGCGCCGGGTGGCATGAGCAGGATAACGTTTCGGAGTTCCCTACGGGTAACCTTTTCAAGGACGTCGATAATAAGTTCATGATGTTTCGCGGGGGTTTGTTTTTTCTTCGATTCGACATAGCGGCACCAGTCATACAAGGAACGACGAATCCTTTTGCGAACGAGAATCGCGGCGGCGGGGTTGTTCCTCTCCGCTACTTCCTCAATCGGGATTGTTAGTTCGGTGTCGTTCATCCTATACTAGTTATCATCTGTAGCTCGGTTAGCACGGCGTTTGCCGCTTCCCACCAGGCGTCTTGTAATTCTTTAGATTGTTGCTCGAAGTGAGGAAGGGGATCACCTTTAACTGACTTCCAGTCCCGACTAGCACAATAAGCTTCGTATGCAAGTTTTGCGTATTTATAATTCTTCATAGACTAGTTCTGAAACGCTAACTTTGTTAACTCTGCATCGGATAATTGCGAAAGGTCGACGTCAGTGTTACGATTCATCGGTTGATTCGGTTTCCCGTAGCGGCGGTCTAGCAATTCCTTACACGCCGCAATCCGATACGCTGCGCTCTGATTCTTATCGTTCATTATATCCTTTAGAGTCTTAACCGCTGAGACGACATTCGTTTTGATTACCTCGTAGACTTCGCGGTCCTCGTCCGCCTCTCTCTTGATTAGCTCGGTTTGGGTTTGTTGGTACTGCGGCTGTCGCAAAATATCTTGAACTGCTGTCGGTGAACAACCAAGCTCATCTGCAATCTCTCGGGCCGTGAAGCCTTTCGCAGCTTTTTCAAGAGCGATTCGATGCCAGGGTAACTCTTGTTGTCTAACATATTGTGGTGGTTTCCTATTGTAAAGAAGCGGCGTCATTCCTTGTGGTTGCGGAACATCCGTTAGTATCTCCTGGTCATGCCCATTCTTTGGGCAGGACTCTGTACTTGTCGCCTGTTCGCAAGGCTCGCGGACTTCGTCCCGGATGAACAAATCTTCAAACATTAAAACATCTTTCCTCGGGGTAGGATCTTGATTTCAAGACGAACGAATGGATTTAACGGTTGGGCGAGCATTATCCGCTTGGCGGTCGGACCGAGACTCCGTAAGGTTTCCTGAACATAATCCGACTGGCGATCTTTTAGATCCTTATCCCCCGTCGTCTCCAGGTCTCGTTCTCTTTCTACCATTCTCCATATCTTATCCTACTTCCCCCCTCGAAAGCAACGGGGTCTTTCCCGCCCCTGGAGATCCCCCTCCCTTCCTCCCTCGCTACCCTCCCCATCCCCGGCCCTTCAAATCCTTCCCCTACAAGGCCCTACGCCGCCCCGCAAATGGCCCGCCATGCGATTTTAATCCTCTCCCCCTATCCTACATATCGCCTAATCGCTCCTAGGGCATTTTGAGAAGGTACGAATCCCTCAAGATCCAAATATCCGAATGTGCGGAGGCTTTATCCCAAATGCTCCGGTTATTAGGTGGGCATCTCCCGCGCACTCACCCCTCGCAAAGTGGGGGGACCCCGGCCTACGGGCGGGTCATCCGTAGTAGTACGGACCCAGGCATCCGTAATAGTTCCTGTTGCAATCTACCCTAGGCTATGCGAAGCTAGAGGCATCGGTGAGAGCTATCCCAGAAGGTTGGCCGCCGAAGTAAAAGTTATGGCAGATAAAATGACAGAAGTTGAGATCAAGGCCCATTGCCTGATCAAGACGATGGGCGAGACCGGGAAGTACGGCAAGGCCGAGGGCGAGAAGGCTTGCGCGTTGTGCATCGACCTTGCCATGGAAGGCAAGGCGGATAAGGCGGATGTCTCTAGGGCTAGCGGTTGGCTTGGGAACCATTCAGCGGTCCGCCAATGGGGTGAGAAGTTCGGGTATGTCACCAAGAGCGAAGCGGGTAAGGACGCGACCGCAAGGGAGTATGACCGCCTAATGAGTCTTGCGACCGAGCCTCCCAAGGGCAAGAAGTAGAAAACACGGGGCGGAGTGACTAAGCCCCACATAATCCTATGTTAAAATCAATACAGTATAAATTCAGGTTCCCGGCCAAGCAGACCGGACCGTTCAGCATCGAGCTAGAGATCCGCAGGGGCGGCGGCCCGCCGGTTCTCAATACTCAGTTCTGCGAGCAGATGCAGCTTAGCGATGCAGAGGCAGACAAGGCGGAGGAACTGGTCCTCCGCTCGATAGCGATCCTTCCCGAGGGGGTTGAACCTCCCGACATGGGAGCACCAAAGCGATGAGCAACGAGGAATTTCTAATCTTCCTCTTCCTCATGGTGATACAACTCTACTACACCAGTAACTAGACCAGGGTCCGGGGACAGCAAACCCGGACCTCTTTTTTGTCCTCGTTTTTCCCGGTCGCGCCCATTATTTGGGCATCACCTTTACTTTACTTCTCCCACCTCTCTGTCTCTTTCTTCCTCCTCTTCGCCGCCACGCTGCATTTCTTTCGTCTCTTCGTCTCCGCCTCGTTTCTCCTCCCTCGCCGCGCTACGCTGCTTTGTTTGTGGACGAAAGGACGAACTAAAGCAAGCTAGCAAAGATGGACGAACGAACGTCCCCTATCCCCCCTATCGGGATACGGTGGATCTCAGGATCTAATATATTCCCGTAACTCTATGCCTAATCCTTATGACATATCATTAATACCCCCCAGATCTATATAGTAAAAAAAAAAAAAAAGAAAAATAATAATATGGGGG